TAGTGATAATCTAACTTAAGGGGTAGGTTGATAGCCTACCCTACTTTTTCTAATAACAAATGGATATATAAAATGGCTAAAGAAGCTGAAGTTAAGGCTGACGATGCTTTTGCACTTGAAGTTGATGGTAAGTTACAATACCCACAAATTGTTCATCAAAAGATTGAGAATAATAAAGTTGTATCAAGTATTGTTGTTAATTCTCCAGCAGAGCATAAGAAATGGCTTGAAGAGAATGAGCCTAAGGAAGGTAAGCCTGCTTGGGGCAAACCTTAATCTGTGGGCATATCTTAATGACTCATTGTGCTGGTAATCCAGCTATTAATATAAAAGGCTTATTGGCTTATGCTGCTATAGCAATTGTATTGTTATTATTTTTATGGCTCATTTAAATGACTACGGCTAGAGATTTCATCACTTTAGCTATGAAAGAGGCAACCGTTTTAGGTGTAGGCCAATCATTACTTTCTGAAGATATTAATGATGGCTTTACATACCTTAGACGGATGTTGGCGACGTGGCAAAAGAAGCGTTGGATTGTTCCAATGCTTTATGATCTTGCTATGCAAGGTAATAGTTTAAAATCTAATAAGATTGGCCCTGGTCAATATTGGAACGCTCCTAGGCCAGATAAAATTCAAAGTGCTTATGTTGTTTTACTTGGCTCTGGTTCTAGTACTCCTGTTTCAATTCCATGTAAACTAATATTTAGTTATGAAGATTATTCTCTAATTACCTTAAAAGATTTAAACTCTTTTCCATATAGAGTATTTTATGATGGTGCTTATCCATTTGGTAATGTTTTCTTTTGGCCAATTCCAAATGAACAATATGAATGCCATTTAATTCTTAAAGGCTCTATTAATTGGCAACAGCAAATTAGCGCTGGTGAAATCTTTACTGCTGGTAGTTTATATACTGATGGTGTTTATCCTGCTGTTCCATTAATTGGAGGTAACGAAGATCAAAAAAATGCTACTGCTAACATTACTGTAGCTGGTGGTATTGTTACAGCAGTTGTAATTGATAATCCAGGTCAAAACATTGTAATTAATAATGTGCTTATTGTTAATAATGCTACTCAATTAGGTGGTACAGGATCAGGTTTTAGCTATAGAGTAACTAATACTACTGTAAGTCTTGATAGTGAATTTAATATGCCTGAAGAATATGAGGAAGGTATTCACTATAATTTAGCTGTTCGTTTATGCTCTGCATACAGCATTCCAGTTAGTGCAGATACAAGGAAAGCGGCTAAAGCTGGCTTAAATGTTATTCGTGTAGCAAATACGCAAATTCCTGTTCTTGGGATGCCTCCTGGCATTAAGAAAGGTAGAAGTTTCTCGCTGTGGAATCCAGATGGCTTGGGGGCGTAGTTAATGCCCCGCATTCCCCTCCTAGGTGGTGCTTATCGTGATAGAAGTCCGATAGCATCGGCTCAGGAAACTATTAATTTATATGTTGAAAAAAATACTAACGCTCAAGCTCCTTCCCCGACCACTTATTATCTAACTCCTGGCAGTACAGTTTTTGGTACTCCTGATGTACCAGATAATTCACGTTGTTCTTATAGAACTACTCTTGGGACTGCCTATGAAGTTGTGGGTACAAGAATTTATGCAATAGCAACTAATGGGGCTATGGTTTTTATTGGAGCTATTCCAGATCGTGCTAGTCAAGTTATTATGGCTGATAATGGCTTAATTGCTATTTTAGTTGATGGTGTTCAAGGTTGGGCTATTAAATTATCAGATAACTCTTTTACTGAAATTGTTGATCCTGCTTTTTATGGTGCTGATTATGTATTATTTCTAGATACATTTTTTGCATTTAATCGGCCTAGAACAAATCAATTTTATATTTCCGGTTCTATGATTGACTATGCTCAAATAGTCGCGATGACTGCTTTTGATCCATTAGATATTGCTGCTAAAAGTGGTTCGGCTGATCCTATTTTAGCTATCTGGACAGTTCACAAAGAGCTTTGGCTTATTGGTGCTCTTACAACTGAGATTTGGATTGGTACTGGTGCGGCTGATTTCTACTTTCAGCTTGTTCAAGGTGCTTATATTGATCACGGTTGTGCAGCACAATATTCAGTTGCTGGTACTGATGTTGTTTTATTCTGGCTTATGCAGGATAAAGCCGGTCATTGTCAGATAATGAAAGGTGCTGGTTATGAAGTAGAAAATATCGCTACTTCATATTTAACTGATTTAATGGAAGGAATGGAAACTATAGCTGATGCTATTGGCGGAATATTTCAACAGAATAACCATGCTTTTTATATTCTAATTTTCCCCACAGCCAATCTTACTTTTGTTTATGATCTAACTACAAACGAATGGTTTCGTTGGGCTTGGTTAGATGATAACGGTAACATTAATAGGCACCGTGCTAATACATTTATGTTCTTTAACAATAATGTTATGATTGGTGATTGGGAGACTGGAAAACTTTATATTTTAGACCCTGCTATTTATACGGATTTTGACGGCCCGATCTTGCGTAGAAAAACTTTTTTGCATATGGTAGGTGCAGAGTATGAACGGGTAGGCTATACCTCCTTTGATGCAGATATTGAAGTAGGTAATACAAATACTGACGATCCTGCATTAGAACCTCAATTAAGTTTATCTTGGTCAGATGATAGAGGTAAGACTTATGGAAATCCTGTTCAACAAGGTTTTGGCTTACAAGGTGATTATTTAACTACAATATCTTGGAATAGATTGGGAATGGCAAGAGATAGAATATTTAAGCTTGAATGGTCAGAGAATTTAAAGACAAGCTTGCTAGGTGGGTTTGCAACTGTGAAGCAGTTTAGGAGCTAAATATGGGTGGTCCAGGTAGTGGAAGAAAATCTGAAAGTAAAAGTAAGTATAAACTTCCTACTGAAAAGCCTAAATCAGAACATAGAGATTCAGGTAAAGAATTAAGACGTTCTATGGCTCAATATAAAAAGAAAAACAAGCCAAGGATGTTCTAATGATCCCCCTTCCAAACCTAATAGCACCATTTGTGGGTAAAGGTGGAAGATTATTGGCTCCTTTTATTCAATATCTCCAGCAGTTTACACAAGCCCCTCCTAATATTGCTGATATAGTTGTAGGTGTTTCGCCTTTTAATTATGTAGCTCAAGAACCCGGTAATGTATCTATTACAGGTGGCACTATTGGCAGCATTTCTCTATCAAGAGGACTTCTATTTGTTGATGTAACCGGACAGAAATTAATTCCAGTAGCTATAAAAGATGTAATAAGCGTATCTTATACTGTCTTACCTACAATGAAGTTTTTAGCTAATTATGGGCAGAATACAGGACAATGAATTATCCGATGGCTACCAAACGTCCTGATTGGACTAAAGTTATGGATGATGGAAGTTTGGCCGAAAATAACAGTTATGTAACTATTACTAAAGGTACAGCTAAGTTAGCTAAATCTGCTTTAGTACAGGTTATGGATATAGAATATTATCATAACTATGGTGCTGCATATCAAGAACTTTTGGACATTTTGGGAGACTGATAAATGTCAACAAACCAAATCCTAGCCAGTTTCTATAATCCATCAGTAGCACAGGAATTAACAATAGGAGGGGCTTTATATAGACATGGAATAAATCAAGAATGGTATGTAGTGGAATGACAATTAATCACCAATTATTAGAACTACCCACAATTAGACAACGTGTTAATGCTATTGAAGCTGAAATGAAAAAGCAGCTTCAATTAGAGTTACGTCATGAAAACTATTTTTCCCTTGGCGTCTATGCCCGTGCGCTGTACATTCCTAAAGATACCATTCTTGTGGGTAAGATACACAAATACCCACAGTTAAACTTTCTAATGCAAGGCACTATGCAAGTTTTAGTTGGTGAAGAAGTTAAACAAATTACTTCACCTTTTATTGTTAATTCTCCTGCTGGTACTAAACGTATTGCACAAGCTTTAACTGATTGTTTGTGGGTAACAGTGCACGGTACAAATCTTACTGACGTTGATGAAATTGAATCTCATTTTATTGCTCAAGATGAAGATGAATTTCAAAGATTTGTTGAAGAGTTAAAAATTAATGATATGCAATTGAGTTTGCAGTTATGACGCTACAGGGGAAAT